TTGTTACGAAGGTCTTTTTGAGTAGATTCATCAGCATAGATGTCTAGAGCAGCCGTAATTTCAGGATACTCGTCCATCTTCTCGAACTCATCATACCTACGCTTACGGTTTAGCTCTGCCTCATGCATAAAAGGCAGACCTTTACTGTAGCTCATCCCAGGCTGACCGAGATCGACTACAGGAGAGTCAGGATTTACAAGAAGGTCCCCTTCAACATTGCGCGGATCACCTTTGATAGCGTTCTTTCGCTTAACCTCAGTGCTAAAGAACTTTCCAAAGATCTTAGCCATGTAACCTGTCGTGTATAGGTTCGACAGATCACCATATCGGGTGGGGTTCCATGTGGTCATTCCAGGACCACTGTTCTCGTTCAGTCTCTCATCAGCCATGTGATGTCCTCATTACGTCCTTCTCCGAAGCTATACGACTTAAGAGGGGAGAGTGGTTTCTGTTCTCGGAACGTCTTATTCATAACGATCCCAGGATTCTCCTCTCTGTAACGTCTAGCTCCATAGATAGATAGTGCTAATGACATCACTAGGTCATCATTTTGACCTGTATCTGCTTGGAAACGACCATTATCGCTGATAATGAACGTATTTAACTCCATTACAGTGCGCTTGGAGTTTAATTTTACTTCAGATGTGCGTAGTGCTTCTTCCATCTCAATCAGCACTTGATCCCTGGTTTTAGTGGTTGTTTGGAACCCAGGCAGGCCCTTCTCATCGAACCACACGTTGTCATATTCTAATTGTTCCCACAGGTAGTCGATTAGATTGTTTCCAATCGTATTACGCTCAATAAGTATGGGAGCTACGTTATACCTGTTCCCCTGCTCAAATAAGATACGTGCAAACTCGTTTATGGGGGTAGTGTTGCTGTAAAACTCAGCTACCTGCTCACCAGTCTGGAGATCGACCACCTGGAATGCGGAGTAATCACGCTCACGACCTAGAGCTACGTCAGCAGCAATGAAGTAAGAGGTAGTAGGATCAGGATCCTTCCAGACATACATTCGGTTGTTGTAAAGCCTATAGAAGTCCTCAGACACGTTCTCTAGCAGTGAGTTAAGGATCTGTCCCTCGATGAAGGTATCACCTGTTCCTAGGAATTCACACTCATACTCTTGTAGCCATTTCTTGTGACTAAGGTTAGCGCGTGTAGTCTTCTCCCATTCATCAATATTCATGGGAGGGTCTCGCTGCTCCATCTCCTTGTATAGCCAATCAAACCCATCAACCCTGTTATACTCAGGGTGATCTTTCCAGTTGATTTGAATAGGGTTGAATGAGTTAGTCCCCTCTACAGCCCCTTCCCAGATCTGATGATACCAGTTGCCTATACCGTTCACAGTAGACAGCACGAAAGCACGACCACCAGTCGAGATGATAGGATATACAGCAGCCCAAATAGTATCAATATGCTCAATGAAAGCAGCCTCGTCAATAATGAGTAGTGATCCAGATAGACCACGGCCTGATTGTTTACCAGAAGGACGAGACTTAATGTGGCTATTGTTTTCTAGTTTAAGGTTGTGAGCGTTAATCTGAGTAGCCTTAGGTCGCATCCACTCAGGAGTCTCATCATACATGATCTTAATACGATCAAGAACCTCAGTAGATTCAGTATCACCCACAGATAGGATAACTATGGTTTGGTGTGAATTGAACAAGCACTTCCATACAGAATATGCAGCAGCGATAGTAGTGCATCCTGCTTGGCGAAACTTACGAAGTATGTTGAATCGCTCTGTCTCAAGAGCGTTAAGTATCACCTTCTGGAAAGGGTATAGCTTGAATGGCACCATACCACGTATAGGGTGGACGACCTTGATATACTTGCTAATGAAGTATATTGGATCTTTCTTGCACCTTAGATACTCTTCCTTGTAATCCATATCCTATTATACCGATGAAATGATCTACGCTTTTATCTGCACGCGCTCTAAGGAACTGACTGATACAGCACATAACCTCTCTACCTATCTATCAGACGCAGGAGTGAAGGTTAAGTTTCTGGTTAATCAGAAGTCTATCTTCGGAGGATACCAGAAGGCATTAGACTCCAGTGACGTGAAGGACGACGACATTGTAATCCTGTGTCACGACGATATCGAGATCATGTCCAGCAAGTGGGTCTTTAGAGACTGCCTCATGCAATGCCTAGCACACGATGCAGGATTCATTGGTGTGGCTGGGACTGCTAAACTTCTAGAGGATGCTGTTTGGTGGAATGGTCAGGCGTGGAGAGAGGGACATCACTCAGGCATTGTCTGGCATGGTCCTCATGCTCTAGAGTCTACTCCAACCTACTATGGACCATACAAGACAGTCGTGGTCATGGATGGCCTGTTCCTTGCAGCGTCAGGAAAGACACTAAGGAAGGTCGGTCTAGCAAAGCCCAGCTACCTAGAAGGCGAGTGGGATTACTACGATATCCACTATACCCTCACTGCCCACAAGCTAGGTCTAAAGAATAGAACAGTCCCTATAAATGTCCTACATAACTCCAGGGGCGAGTTAGCGGGAAGAGAGTCTTGGCACGTCAACAGAGCCAAGTTCATAGAAGAGCATCGCCTGCCGATCACTGCTTCTTGATCTTATTGATGGCACGTTTGTTGAACATGCCCTTCTTCTTCATCTGCTTAAACTTCCTAGCAATAGCATTTAACATACCAATATATAGTCATGACCGAGAAAGAGATCGCACTATCCTATACTTGTGAGGATGCTCTAAACAAGTGTAATGGTTTCGCCACAAAATGTGCAGAGGCCAATAAGGACTTCCAGGAGGCTCTTGCAAACGAGTCTAACAAGCTCTCTGAGGCAAGAGCTAAGTATGCCCAGCTAAGATACTCTCTGTGGCGCTACAGAGCCTTAGACAAGCTAGAGCGCATAGTCAGTGCCATCACTGTGATTGCCGCCCCTAAGACCGAGGAAGGGACCTCCTTTCTCGACAAATTATGGCTCTTCGCCAAAACTATGTGGACATGGGCTCGAAGCGGATTTAAGATGTCAGACGAGCAAACTCAACAAGCTAGGCTCGAAATTTGTCATGCCTGTCCTCACCTCATCAAAGACAAGGTTCAATGCAGCATGTGCGGATGCATGATGAAGAAGAAGGTTACCTTGGACGGCGCTTCTTGTCCTTTGAAGAAGTGGTAGATTCTATCTTAGCAACCCACTGCTTACTAGCTCTGAGGTTGCTCCAATAAACTCGAACCTTCTGCTTCGCCTTCTTGCGCCAATAGTTAGAGTCCTTGTTTCTAAACAAGGCTCTTGCCACCTAGAGGCACGTTCTTACCTTTGTTCAAGCCCTTCCTGATCAGGCTTGCAGTGCCCGCTCCAATCTTGGTTACTCCTCGACTGAAGTTTCGGATCTTGTCAGCACTTCCTGACTTGCTGGGCAAAGTATCTGCATACCTGTTTGCAAGTCTAGAAACAATCGAACCCCTCTCACCTGCTGCTGCCGTTGCGCGAGCAATACCCTTGGTTCCACGCATGGAAACCTCTTGCTCAGGGGTTCCACGGGTTCCTCGGGTGTTGGTGATAGGTTTCCCATCCTTGTCATTGGCCGTTCCAGGAAGATCATCTCCCGCAGAACCAGGAGTTTCTTGAGGTCCAACCTCAGCAGGGTTGGTGGACTTGCGTTGGTTACGCTTGCTCTTACGTCCTCGTCCCTTGGCGTTGTTCTTCTGCTGTCGAACACTCATCTCAACCAAGCTCGAAACGAGTCTGGAGTATAGCTGCTTCTTGGTCATTTCCTGATCCTGATTCTAATCTTGCTACCACCTGAACTAGGTGGACGGTAAGTTCCAATCTTGCCCTTAGGCTTGGAACCCCCACATCCTCATTTGTAGGCGCGGTCCATGTTTATATATAGCTCTGAGCAAAACTAGGAGTCCCTAAAACGTTAGGAGTCCCTTGGAAATATGGGACCCGTTATCTTTGTCCTACATACATCCATACATATAGCTGCTAGGGGATACCCCTATGGGACCCGTTTCCGCGAACGAGTTTGCGCTTTTATCGAGATTCCCCTTGCATTCTCGCGGGGGCAGGCTATAATGAGGGCATGAACGACAACACCAGCACCACCGACATGCTCCTCATCGCCTTCCTTGCCATGAGCATCCCCTTGGTCTTCACCCTCCTCTCCTGCATTTCTCACGGTTGACGCTTGCACGCAGGCGCACCACAGCCTACTATATACCCATGAAAGATAAGGACGAAACCCTGGGCTTCTGCATCATGGCTCTTCTGTTCATCACCATCTTCCTAGTCTAATGGACCGCCATACACTCAACCTTGCCAAGCGTCGCAACCACCTAGCCAATAGGGAGTTCGCACGCAGGGCTCACACTATCACCAGCAAGAAGCGTGCTAACAACAAGAAAGCCTGCCGAGGATGGCGTTATGTTGGATGAACGAGATATGGAGCTTGAGCTTAAGCACCAGCATCTATCTGATGTTTTTGAAGAACTCAAGAGGATTCGTAGCAAACTACTGTATGGTGATGAGCCTGCATATGTTGTGGAGGATATGGTGCAAGAACTAATCTGGCGTGTCGGCCACTACATTGGAGAGTTTTGATGGACAAGGTATACATTCTGTGGCATATCGTTCGCTACGAAGGCAAGGATATTCTGGGCGTCTTCAAGACTAAAGAGCGTGCCCGTGAATTTGCTCTAACCTATATCGACGAAAGCCCTTATGATTGGGAAACTGACGAATGGCATGATGACGCATGGTGGAACCCTGGAATGGACGCCGACCTGAGGATTGATGAGGAGGTTGTCCTGCCATAATGGCAGGGGCTGCCCCCCGCGCGTAACCCCTTGGTACATAAGGACTTACGACGATTGGTTTTTTGAGGTTTATAGTTGCAGGCGCTCCACACCATGCTACTATACACACATGGAAGACATCACCATCGAGTGCGATGCCTGCGGGGATCAGTTTCCCCACCACGCCCTTGGCAGCTTCGGCTGGGCCAACTCGCTCATCTGCGAGTCCTGCGCTGACGCTATCGAGATGGAGTGGGACCTTTACCAGCAATCGAAACACTCGATGGACTCTTGACGATCTAATTCCAACAGACTACTATACACACATGAAGATCAATTCTCGCTACAACACTGTTCCCACCTTCGTCCCTGTCGATGGCTACTGCAACAGCAACTACTGCATGGTGCAGACCAAGCGTGCTGGTATCACCAGCTACTCCATCCTCAACCAGCGCACTGGTGAGTTCCTCAACTCGGGTGTGACCCGTGACCACGCGGTCAAGGTGTGGAACCGCACTGGCATCTATGGCCTCCCTCCGATGGTAAAGTCTGCCTGACGAGGCACTCGGGAGGGTAGCTAACC